ATTCCATCTGGAGTTATTTTTATTACCATTTTTTAGGTTCGTTTTTTCTATCGTTTATTAAATCGTTCATGTTTATTTTTTCGTCTTCGTTTCTGCCAACCAAGGTAGGTTCTGGCGTATAACTTTTATTTTCAAAGTCGCTTGTTTTTTTAACTGAAAGTTTTTTTTCTTGTTCGTCGTAAACTGGTATTAAAGGATCTGCTAAACGATGATAACCATAAAGTTTTTCATCATCTGGTACAGCTGTATCTAATAGATAAGAAGTTGCGGCCACACCAACTTCAATGCCTTCTTTCATACAAAGTGCTAACCAATATTCACAACAAGCTCTACCAGCTTCAGCAAAATACAAATTACCTTTGTAACCAAAATCTATGCCAAATAAATGTATAGCACCAACTTTATGCCAAAAAGCAAAAGCAATAGCATAAGCCACCGTATTGTTTAAATAATGACAATTGGTTTCTTCGAGTATTTCTTTGATTGGATATTCAACCAAGCCTGGACATCTTTCATCTAACTCACAAGTATAAATAGGGCCTTGATGTTTTTTTAACATTTCTTGCGCGCCTTCAGTTTGAAAACCAGCATCATCAGTATCAAAAAATCTTGAAGCTGGGTCCATCATAAAAACACGATCATGATAAATAACATTACCAACAGCATTGATTACCCAAATCTCATCAAACTTAGTACCATTGGTTCTAGCTAAAGCAAATTCAAACCAACTTTTGCCTAAGCCTACGATGGCAATTTTCTTGCCCTCTAAATCTTTTATTTTTTCCATTAAGTTACTTGTGATCTTAACGAATCGTAACGATATTCGTCTCTCCTACCTCTTGCTTCTGCTCTGTTTTTTAATCTAGAAATTTCTTGTTGAAATCTATTTTCATATAAAGTTATCAAATCTGGTTCGCCTTTTAAAAAAGTGTAAGCTTCTACCAAGGCTCCATACAATAAAGTATTTCTAGCGTTGGTTGATAGCCAGGTGCCAGTGGTATCAGTAACTAAACTAGTTGGTCTGTATAAATAGTGTAACTCGACACTGTAGTTTGCATCTGGCACTGGAGCAACAATAATAGTTGAACCACTATTAGATCCTGAAGATAATTCTTTATCAAAGTCTGCGTAGTATAAAGGCTTGGATCTCAAACTAGTATCAGAAACATCAACACTATATTCTTGCATAAAGCTTGAATGTTTCTTTAGTAAAAATTCATAGTCATTATTGCCATCAATAACTGCTAGAGAAAAACTACTAATAAAATCAGTTGGACAAGTTAAAAATCTATTACCAGTAACTAAATTACCTTGCACATTTTTTCTAAAATAATCTGATTGTACTAATTCAAATATTCTATCTTCAGCATTTTTAACAAAGTCAGGAATAGTACTGGTAAAAGTTGTTTCAGTACTCTCACAAAAATTTTGAATTAGTGTTGTTAGTTCTGCGTAAGTCATGTCGTAATTGTAACATCCCCAATAGAGGCTGTTAATTTATTTCCCTTGATTTCAGATCCTATAGGGTCTTCAGTTGTTGTTACTTTACCTTCGTTTACTTCAAAGTCAGTATTTGGTCTAGGATCTAATAAAGCTTCAGCATCAGCAACATGTCTTTGTGGATCCAATTGTGGATGTTTAGGACTCCATTGATCTGGGCCAACTAATAAACCGTCCCAAGTTTTTTTCATATCTTTTAATTTATAACGAAAACCACTTATGTCACATATTCCATAAGCGTATTTACCTGATGTCTTAGCCATTAGTAACCCTGGGTGTAAGGTACTATTCTTAATGAGGCTCGATCTCCGTCTTGATCGGCTGCTCTTCTAAATTCTTCTTCGTATATTTCTTTTAATGGTAGAGTTCTTTCTGGGGCTCGTTTCATTGATAAGTAGTAAGCTAAACCTGCAACAAAGCAAGGATAAAAACGAAAAGGCATGTCCATGGTGTCGATAGCTGAATCAGCATCGTCCATTCTAACTATTTTATTAAATACCAATACATCCGTAGAGTTCTCTGGTGCTGGCCATATCTTTAAAACTGGAGTATTTAATTTATCTAAAAAGAATTGTGTTGGTCTAGCTTTAGTAGTTTTATTTGGAATGTTGGTATATTCACTGCGACTAACTCTATCCATACTAATATCGGTTTGTACTTGATTGGTTGTTCTTCTAACTACTACATCAAGAACATCAATGATGTTGGCATTTAAAGTGTAATCAGTTGTACCTTCAGTAACAGTTTGTGTTGCTTGTTCTATAGTCCACTGATTCAAGCCACGATTGGCCCATTCGGCTAACATTAAATTAATAGATCTTCTAGCTGTTTTTAAGTCGTAACCTGTTCTTAATTCTACGCCACAACGTTCGAACGCTTCTTCAATAAACTCGGTAACGTTTGGTTCAAAATTAGTACTACCTGAAGTTGCCATTTAATCATCCTCGTCATATAAATTATTGAAAGTTATCTTTGGATCTAAATAACTTTCGTGTCCTTCAGCTGAGTGAACCCATTGTGATGGCATAAAATTTGGAGCACCTTCTCCAGTTCGCCATAAGGCTGGGCTTGTTGCTCTAACTCTATTGTTAGGTAAAGCAACAAAGTTGCCTGTCCACTTGCCAGCGTCAGTTAAATATAACACATGTGATTGTTTATGTTGAGCGGGATCATCAGCTATTTCGTTGTTTGTATAATCAACTGTAAATAAATATTTGCCCGTATAGAACTCGCCATCTATTTTACAAACCCAAGGACTAGAGCTGACTCGATCCATAATGATTACTGAGTGATCTCTTGATTCACAATCCCAAGGTTGAGCAATGTGATCTTCCATTGGCTCTGGCCATTGTTCTACTGGGATATCGGCAACCAATGCTTGAATGGGCATTCTAGCCCACATAGCACCGCCATGGATGTTGCCCTCTTGCCAATCTTCGTCATCAATTTCACAACCAGTAAATACTACCTGGAAAGATAAAGATCGATCTGGAATGGTGTTAACAGCAATAGCATAGGCATGAATAAACTCACCATGATAATCGGTATGATTACAGGTGAACTCTCTCCTTACCC